AGAAGTACCAGCATATACTCTATTTATTGCCATTGCATACTCAATATAAACTTTACCATCTATTATCCTTGTCTCATCCTGTGCGCCTGTTTGAAAGTCAAATGATGCCCCGTGTTTTCCGCTTGTTGCGAGTTGGGTTGTTCTTCTGACTGCTGTACTCATTGTTGGGGTTTCTATATTACTAACATCAAACTTGCTCCAATATAATGGGTAGAAGTCTGCATATCCTCTATTAGTCAATAACTCAATAAAGCTGTAACTAGCTAGTACTGGGCTTGTTGTTGTGAAGGGTTGCTCTGCTGCCATTATGCCTCGTTAGAGATGCCTAATAAGGCTTTCTTGTTGTCGTCTGCTGCGAAACTTAACCA